CCGGATGTACCAGATGTACCGGATGTACCAGATGTTCCCCCAGTACCAGATGTACCAACTCCAATTAATCCATATAAGTAATCTAAGTTGTCATCCATTTCCAAAGCGGTCAATGGAGCACCTTTTTCTAATCTTTTAACTAATGCCATATTCTTATTCTATAAAAATCATTCTTATATGGATAAATATAAACAAAAGGGAAATTACGGATTATTTATTTAAATATTCCTTTAATGTATCTTTTTTAATTACAATTTCTGAAATTTGTTTTATACCATCCATATTATATGTTCTATATATGTTTTTTCTTCCCATAATAGTTGAATTGCCATTTACATATTTACTGAATAAAGAACTACCATTTCTATCACTTCTAATCATAATATCATCCAATCTTTTATTTTCATCTATTTTTTCGTTAGTCAAACTTTTTTGAAATAATTTTTTCAACCACATAAAAAATTTATCAGGTTGTATTTCGCTTATTTTCAAACATACTAATTTTTTATCGTATATTCCTGTTACAAAAACATAAGCTGTTTTTGGACCTGATAAAGATTTTGCTGTTCCGTCTGCATACTGATAATAAACTATTTTATAGATATTTTTAGGTCTCAACAATATTTTTGATATTGGGTCTTCTTTTTCTATAAATGGTTTATATTGTAAGCTAAATGACATTTTACAATTTGTTTAGTTTAGGTATCTGCATTGGTGATTTATTCAATTTTGGAAGATTAAACGGTACAACCTTTGGAGCTGCTTTCACATTACCATCCATAATTTGTGTAAACTTTTCATGCATTTTATCCAATGTAAAGTTTTTAAGAGTATTATCTTTCAAACCTTTGGATTTCTCTATATAAGTATCATATTTGTTAAATACATCATAGATTTTATTTGCTGCCAAACTATAATTTACACTAAACCATTGTGATTCTTTCATACAAAATTGGTCAGCTGCCGATTCATGCACCTGTGTCAATGAACCTTCTAATAGAACTGCATTATCTTTTGGTAAAAAATCCACTTGTCCACTCCAACCACTTGCTAATATTGGCTTCCCTGTCAAAGTAAATTCAGCCATAGGTCTACCATATCCCTCGCCTTTAGCAAATGAAATCATTGCTTTAACTTTAGGGTGATGGTATAGATTTGCCATATCACTTTCTTCCATATCGCCATGTAATAGATACACAGATGGACACTTATCACCCAATGGTTTTAATACCGCATCAATCTTTTCTCTTGTTGCTTCTCTATCGATAACAGAAAACCCAGCATGCGATGTTTTAACAATAAGGCCTGGTCTTTTATCCTTTGGTAGATATTGAAACACAGTAGCAAATGTTTTAATTGCCATACCAATATCTTTTCTATCTTGTCCCAAATCTCCTTTTAACCAATGTCCTACAATTAAAAAGTTGAAATCCTCTTTTACATTTGCTAATACATCATTACCAGAAGGTTTTAAGAATGAATCAATATCAACTCCTTCGAATAAAACTTCACAAGGTTTAGTTAATCTAGTCTCTCCAACAATTTGTCCTGATGCTTGGTCTTTATGTTGATACACAGTACCAACCATAACTTGCTTTGTAAATTCCGATGGAACTAATATTAAATCCATCTTATTCATACCATCAATAAAATCTTTTGGTGCTATTGTAGTTTCAACACCAGCGGTTACACCAATGTTATAGTTACCCTTTGGCTCAAATTCATTTGCTACTGAAACTTGGAAGAACACATCGGGTTTATCACCAATTTCACCAATAACTCTTTCTAACATCCATCTACCAAATTCAGATGAACCATCTACTTGGTTTTGCGGAGTGTTACCCCAACGTAATGGTATAATTTTAATATCGTATTTATCCATTTTTCGTAGGGATTTCATTAAATCTCTACAATGGTCACCATATCCACTACGAGTGAATATAGGTCCTTGAAATACTAATGTAGGTTTGTTCATAACTTATTTAATTTTAAATACTTCAAATCTTTCTCTTGGTTTCCAATTTTCAAAGGTAGTTTCTATACCTTCTACTAATGTATCACACATATTTGTATGAGATAATCCCATATTTCCTAAAAACTCTTCTCTACCTCTTAAACCGGCAGCTTTTCTATCAGGTTTTGGTGTGTTATAAACTTTCTCAATTACTTCCGCAACTTCGTAGTTATCAACTCTATCATCCCAAATATATGGAGTTGGTACTGAACCAGCTAATGCCAATGCTCTACTCCAAATTGGATATGCCCACTCACCATGCTCTAACTTACCTTCCCACTCTCTCCATTGGTGTAATGAACCAATCTTAATGTAATCTTCGTGCGTTAGGTATTTACCATCTAACTTAAATCCACATTGGTCTTGCAATCCACCAGTTACGTTTACAATGATTGGTGTTCCAGCTACTACCGATTCGGCAGTTGCTAATCCAAACCCTTCGTTGTTTGCTATGTTAATGGTGCAATCTGCAATGTTGTAAAGAAGATTGAGTTCTTCTACCGGCATTCTACTATCTGAAAATACTACATTATATTCAGATGCAATTGCATCAACTACTGCGGGTAAATCAGTTCCGTTTTCATCCACAGGTTGTGTATGCATTAATAAACAAACTTTATCAGCTTTTTCTTTACCAATCTTATCACAAAATACCTTAAATGCATGGATTACATCTGCTGGTTGTTTTCTTCTGATGTTACGATTTGACCAATATAAGATAAAATCATATTCTTTGCCTTTTAAGATTTTGTTACGGAATTCATCAGATACATCCGCAGGTTTGTAGATGTTTGAGTTAATACCATGTGGTACATAACCCACTTGCCAATCTGCTTTAGGTTTCCAAGTTGGTTTATCATCTAATGCAGATAAACGTTTGATAATACCATAAGTTTGACGAGAGATACAACCAATCCAATCTGAACTTTCATAGAAGTTACGATTGTATAATGGGTCAGGTAAATCATCCCAAATTGCGTAGAATAAAAGTGGAACATTTTGTCTAATTTCATGCTCTATATCATACAACCAAGTCCAATAGCGAGGGTCAGTAAAGTGTAGGATAGCATCGGGTTGTTCGGTGTTAATCAGTTGGCGGATTAAATCTGCATTACCATAACCATTCCAAGGAAGAATCTTAACATTGGCATCTGCTACACCATAGTTTTTACGAATATCTTCACTTACATCTAATATTTTCCCAGCATCAGGGTGATTGATTGCGGCTCCTACCTGAAACCAATCGTATTTATCTACCGTTCCTAATACTAACTCCTTTGACATTGTAGCAATACCACTTGCCATTCTCAAGTCATCTGATAGTAATAGAATTTTTTTCTTTTTTGCCATAACTTATTGTATTGTAATTTGTATTTTTGTTTTTGTCCCATCGGGTTGTGAATAAACTGCGTATTGAGGTACACATTTTAATTCGGTTTTTACTTTGTTTAACATATCTACATATTTTTTACCATAGCCAGGTTTTAGATATGCAATAGTTAAATGTGGGTGGTAATCTGGATACGATGTTGTGTGTGGTAGTTTTTGCAATTCTGCATTTGTTTCGTGCAATGCAGGACCAGATACATCAAACTTTAGTACATCAAATTTTTCGTTTTCAAAAAGTGATGGATTGTATCCTTTGCATTCACCATATCCAAAATTACCCAATATACCCTTTACATCATCAACTGATACATCGTTGTGTAATCCATATAAAAATGTAGTGTGAGGTTCATCTTCAATACCATATCCACCATTAGTATCTTCTTCGTAAAGATGCTGTGGATTTATAGCATCCTGAATTTTGAATACTTCTGGTACTGAAAAATACAACATAGCACACCCATAATCATATGTACCTTTTGATTCTTTGATTGAATTAAGTAACGTTTTTAATTTCATAGTTTTAAAATTGTGAACCGCTTATTTGAAGTTGTAAGTACTCATTCATTTCGTTTCTGAAATCATCATCTCTAACATATCTTTCCACAGTTCTATTAACTAGCTTTTGTAGTGTTACATCGGAATCAAATGATACTTTTTTGAAACTTGAATACACATCTTTCAAAATTTTTACGGTTGTCAGTTTTGTGTTTTCATTTTGACCCATAGTTATTTCGTTTTATATATTTGTATATATAAATATAAACATTTTAAAAAAACGAAAAATTATGAATTAAGGTTTACCATCACACAATCCCCTAACAGAGAACTCACACCATTTGCAATTCTTTTTAGCGTTGCCTGGTACTTTTGGATACGGAATATCTCTAAAGTTACCTTCATCATCAAACACAATATCAATGAAACTCATAAATTCATCATACACTTTGTTTACCGATGGAGAACCATTTGGTGGAATGTGTTTTGAAATACGAGGTACAGGATATGGTGAATCTTCAGGAAGTTTCCTACGCATGATTTGGAACTCTACTCTGATTTTTGTTAATGGTATATCAAACAATTCAGAATAGTATTTCTTATATAATAGAATTTGTGAGTTCTTTAATCTATCTTCCTTTTGATACTTATTCCACCCCATTGTAGAGGTCTTTAAGTCAATGATTATGATTGCGTTCTCCGCAATATCTTTTAATACAATATCAATATAACCAATGAAATGTACACCCTTCTTAATCTCTTTATTTAATGGAATCTCAATACCAACTAATTCATATCCTGATTTAGAGTAGAACTTTCCGATATGTTTCATAAACCATTCTAAAATACGTCTACCATCACCAAAAAACTCTTCCAACTCCTCCTGCGAACAAGGTGTTCCCTCACTCATCTTCTCTACCTCTACTTTGTAGTTTTCTCTCATTCTCTCCAATAAGAGTTTATCCACATTGATTTCATCTGCTTGCTTTTTAGAAACACCATACATCACCGAAAGGTAGTGTTGGATTGTTTCGTGCATACTGCTGCCGAAAATTGTGTGAATGTTAGATGAACTCTCTCCTAACTTGTCTATGTAATTCAATTTGTATTGTTGTGGGCAAGAACTCCACATACCATATTGAGAAAAACTAACTCTAGCCATATTTTTTATTTATATACAAAGATATGTAAAAATGTTGATAATTCCTACTAAATCCCTAATTTTAATTTTGTTATAATTTTAGGGTCAGTTCCATACATTTCTGCAATCTCTTTTATATGCTCTTTGCCTGTTTTGGTTGAATATAGTATTTTAAGATACTCTTCCGCTTCCGTATCAGATACTTCATACGTTCGCATTACTAACTTAACCAACCAATCCTCATACTTTTCAGATGAAGCTGCTTTCATATATTTTAGGAAAGTTCTACTCTTTGGTAGTAATCCAATCAATGCTTTGTAAACTGCTTTTGGTGGTGCTTCTTGAAGATATGGCTGTACGTCTGCTATCAACTCTACCCATTGGGGATTCATTGTCATATAACGGATAATCATATAGTTACTCCATGTCTTTCTGTCAGATTCATCCAATGAATCCCAATACTTAGGGTCTTGCTCATTAGTAATTGCTTTAATGTGGTCAAACAATCCTTTTGCCATTATTCTTCTACCTTTAATCCTTTTGGTAATAATTCATTTAATAACTCGCCACAATCCCCACATAAGAATACTTCGATTGGAATAACCTCATCTTCAGTACCACCTGTCAATAATTTAGATGTTTTACGAAATGAAAACCCTTGTACAAAAACCTCACCACCACAACCTTTACATTCGATTGGGTTTGTTTTTGTTAAATCCAATGGTGCATCTTCTTGTGGTGTTAATGCTTTACCATCTGCTCCTATAATTCCTGCCATATTATTTATCCTTTTCTATTTTATCTTTAGCTTCCAAATCTTTAAGTTCTTTTGGTTTCAAATCACTTTGGTCCGTTCCACATTTTGCACATTCTAAAATATCAAATGGAATAATTCCATCTTCAGTACCCCCAAAAAGTAATTTAGATACTTTTCTAATTTTTATTGTTGACTTAAATTTATCATGCCCACAATTTTCACAAACAACTGATGTTGATTGTGAAATATCTACTCTAGGATATCCCATAGATTCGTTGGATGTTCCTCCCATATTATTTACCATAATCTATAATGCGTTTAATATTTGTATAAGTGTTGCTGCTGCAGTTATTTCTTTATCAATTACCAATGCTGATTTATAAGCACCATCTCCTAGTAAAAGAATTACATTAGCGGTATTTTCTCCAGCATATTCATCCACTTTATCGTATAGTAAAGTGTATAGTTCCGTAAAATCAGATACTTTTGAATCAATCAATGCCTGTCTTACATTCATATATTTGTTTCTCTTATCATCATTAGATTTTAAGATATCCAATACTTTGATTTTATAATCGTTCTCTAATAGGTTCTGAACATCTACTTTCAACTTTCCTTTGTTAGAGTTAAGTTGGCAAGTATTGATAACCTTACGGATATCAGGATATGCAGCATCTATGATAGGTACTAAATCTTTAATATCAAACTCAATCTCTTCAGCTTTTAGGATATTACTGATTTGGATTGCCACATCTTTCTTTGTAGGTGGAATGATTTGGAAAGTTTGACATCTACTTTGGATAGGTTCAATTACCTTCTCTACATAGTTACACGTTAGAATGAAACGGCAGTGTGCGGAAAACGTTTCCATTAAGTTACGCAAGATTGCCTGTGCGTTGTGAGTCATATAATCAAACTCATCCAAAATGATAATCTTAAATGGTTTGAATCCCATAGAAGATGCAAAGTTGGTTACTTTGTTACGGACTGTATCTACGTTGTTCTCCGATGATGCGTTGATAATCATATAATCACATTCAATTGAATTTACGATTAACTTTGCTAATGTAGTTTTACCAGTACCAGCTCTACCATACAATAACAAATGAGGCACATCTCCACTTTCTAAATAACCCTCTACTTTGGCTTTTAGGTGGTCATTACCCACATATTCCGATAACTTTGATGGGCGATACTTCTCAACCCATAAGCTATTGTTTACTTTTTCTTTTGTTTGTTCTATAAAAGACATATTATTTTATTTACCTGTACTACCAAATCCACCGATACCTCTCTTACTCTCACTTAATTCATCTACCTCTATAATCTGAACAATTGGGTGTGGTACGATTATTATTTGTGCAATTCTATCTCCTACATTATAGGCAATAGAATCCAACCCATTCAACTTATTAAAAGTTGCTTGTAATTCTCCCCTATATCCAGCATCAATAACGCCAACTGAATTACTTAATATCAATTCGGTGTTTCGTATAGATGAACGAGGAAAAACTAATCCAACCATTCCATCAGGTATCTCCATTGCAATACCCAATCCATATGTTATTTGAAATGATGTATTTTCTATAATAGATGTTGCTACCAAATCCATTCCAGCATCACTTTCTTTTGCGTATTTTGGTTTTACCGCATCAGGATGTACTTTTTTAATTTTTACTTTCATGTGTAAATAATTTTTGTTTTTGTTGCATTTCTCTACCTTTCTCTGTCATCTCTCTTGCAAATATCTTAAACACCTTCCCATCATTATGGGTAAATGTTATATTTGAATGTTCATTATTAGATATAGTGAATTGAACTTGTGGTTCATCATCACCCATATTTTCATCCGTCCATGCAAATACTTGTGGTTGGTTATCATCAAATTGAAAACACCACTCACACTCTTCGTATTTATTTGGTTGTTTTATATTGATTGATTGTTTTGGAGAATATTCAATATCCTCAAATAACTCTAATTGTTTTCCCATTATCGTCCTACTTCTTTTAAATATTTTGCTTTGAATTCATCCCAACCCATACCTATACCTTCAATATAGAATAGATGTTCGGGCTTAATTCTACCTTCATCATACAACTTAGAATATCTACTAATTGCATGTTTTTTCCACCATTTGTTAATGTAATCAATACCTTGCTCAAATTTAGGTTTCAATACCAACGCATCTTCTTCAATTTGCTTACATAAGAACTCTCTTCCGTTCTCATACATCATAGCAAGATATACACCTCTCTTAAATCCGTGATGATATTCAGTTGCTTTGATACCACACTCTTTGAAGATTTGACCTAATATCTTTTGTTTAATACCACTTACAGGTCCATTAGCTTCATAACCCATATTAGCACCATTACGAGCTCTTTCATCTGATATATTTTGTTTATACCATTCTGCTCTGTTTTCCTTTAACCATTGATGCCACGGGTCATAGAATTTATCATCCGGCTTCAAACTAATCTTACCAGCCGATTCTCCCAAAGTTTTGAATAGAGGAATACCATTGTATTGTGAGTGAATTCCGTAAAGTGATGTTGTACCAACTGCTACAAGAGTTTGACCATACTTTGTTTTCCAATGGTTTCTAACTTCAGGAACAGTAGTCATCATAGCAACTAACTTACCACCTAAGAAGTTATATCCTAATGGCTGTGTACATACAATAGTAGATGCTATTGTAGTATGATTTAACTTACCATCAACAAACTTATTATCTTTACTCCAACCAATGAAATTATCTCTAACCCCCATTGAAGTAACATCAGATGCCAATGAAATTTGTCCCAACAACTTTCCACTCACTCTATCTTTCACATTAATCTTAACATTTCTACCAGGGTTTGCTGTAAAATCCATTGTGTGAATCATCCTACGGATTTGTGCCCATTTAGTAGATTCTTTTGGATTATCATCTACAATCTCAACATAAGGGTCTAACGATTCAATTTCTTTTATCGTTAGCTCCTTATTGTTGATATCAGTTGGCTTCCATTGTAAATCATAATATGTAGCTATAAGGGATTTATCTTTAATCATTGTATCTCCCTGTAATTCTACCCATTTTTTGTATAGAGTTTGTTCCTCCACACTCATAGTAAGTAGGTAATCCATATTTTCTATTAGATTTGCCTTCTCTCTATCAAAGTCAAATACAGGTTTTTCCGGTTCACTATCCCAAAAGCTCATATTATATTATTTTACGATTGCTACAATTTTATTAGTTACTATTGATGGTCCGTAGATATAAAGTTCTTTACCAGCATTCTTTACAAGGAACTCTTTCAAGTTCACATCCCATTCCTCACAAACATAAAGATAATCATCTATTAGTATTTGTAGTTCTTCAATTATAGTATAGTGCTGATTTGCCATCTTATTTAATCTCTACCAAATAATAGTTCGATACATAATCTCCATCCGTAAATGATACGTGCGATAATCCTTTTGAAGAGATTTTCAATGAAGATGTTTTAGAACCCTTGTTAGCCATTAAGATAGCTTTCAAATACTTTGCAGAAAATGCAATTGGTTCGATATCATTAGTTGCAGTTGAATCTACATCCAATGAAATTCGGTTGGAGTTAATTGAAGAATATCCTAAAATAATCTCACCCTTACCACCTTTGTGAATAAATGTAAATGTATCTGCATCCGATAACACACCTTTTGATTTGATAAACTTATTTACAAAATCATCATCTAATGTGATTTCTGCATCAAATGGAGGAAGTGCTTTCAAATCAGGTACCGCAGGGATAACCGATGGTGCAGCTAACATATATTGTACTTTAGTTTTCTTATCGGAAAACTTTAATGCCCCAGTCACTTCTTCAATAGTGATAGCATCATCTAATACTGATAACAAACCTTTTAATTGTGATGTTGTGTAAATACCAAACTCACCATTTGGGAAATCCGATTCGGCAACACTTACATCACCTAATAAAGTTTTATCATCTGAAATCATTCTTACCGATAAGTTATTCTCATCGGATTTTACCATAACGGATTCAATCTCACCACCTAAGTTGTAACGACCAACGAAACCATCAAATTTGCTTCTGTTCATAATTAGTTATTTATTGTTTTATTTATTTTATATTCGTTCACAAAGATACAAATATTTTGTGAATATTCCAACTAAAAAGAGAAAAACTTTTCAGCTGTTTTTTGTGAGGAAAGAACTTCACCCCAACCCAATGCTCCATAGAAATCCTCTAACTTCTTTAGTAATTCCCTTTCAAAGATTTTATCATAATCGATGTAAGTTTTTACCAAATCCATAATTTGGTCTGAATCCTCATATCCCTTAAATCCCAATCCATCCAAACCATATGGATTTTGCTTTAGATATACCCACTTAATTTTATCACCATCTTTCATTGGTTCGCAGGTATTTTGTATATTAAAGTGAGCTATTAGTTGGTTATGTGCAATTGCTGCCTTAACGTGCGCCGGAGTTCCACTATTGAATTGAAACATTGCTCTATTATCCTTTTTCTTTGGTATGTATTTAGATAACTCTTTAACTGCTGAATTCTTAGCGATTGAAGTTACATCCATATTAACTAAATCCTTTTTGAAATCATGTATCTTATCAGTTAGTACATCTTCCGTTTCACCCTTTAGAATATCAATTAAGATACCACTCATAAACTTACGGAATTGTGCAGGATACGATGAACGAACCACATCCAATCCCTTAACATCTAATCTATCGCATGGAATACCATTCTCTGCAATAATCCATTGTGCGTATCGTTTTTTTGCAATCCAAATACCTGATTTAGATACAAACTCTTTCTTAATTTGGAAACGATGTTTGGTTTTATCTACATTAAATACTCTTTCCGATA